GTTCGATTATGGTGTCAATCATGAATATCCTAGTAAGGATTTGTTTAATAAAGTGGTTGATCATATGAGTGTTGATTATCCACGTTTTCACATTTTAGAATGTTTTAATGAGTTTCCTGTTAAGATGACAGATGCTCAATTTGACATTCTATGCGTAGAAGTTAAGAAAGAGTCTAGGGCAGGTGTGCCCTGGTCCAACATTGCTAAGACTAAAGGTGAAGTCTTAGAATTGCATAAGAGTTTGATCAAAGAGATGGTAGAATTCCGTATAAATGAGCATATCGTTAGGGGGAATACAACGTCTCTTGATCCTATCAAGAATGTTAGAGATGGACTTTGTGATCCATGTTCAGTTTTTATTAAACAGGAACCACATTCTAATGAAAAGATACAAACTGGTAGATTGAGGCCAATAATTAATGTTAGTCTCGTTGATGAACTAGTTTGTAGAGCTCTCATGTATAGAGCGATAACTAATGAGATCGCATGTTGGAAAGAATTTCCTGCTAAGCCAGGAATGGGTTTTACCGATGATATGGTAAAAGCAACTGCAGAGTTTATGAAAAGTCGAACCAAAGATATGGATTGTGTTGACAATGACCAATCTGGTTTCGACTATCTTTATAAATTTTGGATGCATTGTGCTAATATAAAAGTTAGGTACAATAATGCGACAAATAAGACTAGTAAAGGCTATTGGTATAGAGCTTTACAGTCTTATATGTTGTGTGCTTCTAATCCTATTTATGTTCTCTCTGATGGGAGAATGTTTATTTGCTACAATGGTAAGTTTACATTGTTAAGTAGGATTAGGTCTGGTGAATTTTGGACTGCTTCGTTTAACAGTCAAGGAAGAATAGCATTGTCTTATAGTCTTCAAATCTTAGATGGATTGAAGAGATTATTTGCAATGACTATGGGAGATGATTGTACTGAGCAGAAGATTAAAGATGCAGTTGAACAGTACAGAAAATTCGGGTTCATTCTTAAAGATAATAAAAGTAGTAGTTGGGAAGATTTTGAGTTTTGTTCACAAAGATACCTTCATGGAGTTGCGATTCCTGTTAATATCTATAAATCTTTCTATAAATTATTATCTCATAAAGTGATTACTGATGAGTTGCTTGATCAATTCCTTTATGAGCTACGTCATCATCCAAAACTTGACGAAATTGAGTCATATCTTCGCGATTTACGACATGGAGGAGTCGTAATCGCTTAGTACTAAAATTCTTTCAGATAGTTTATATATAAATATATAAAATTGGTAAGTCAAAGAATAAATCAAAAGTTTTAGTTAGTAAAGTTCCTAAAAGTAAAATAAATTCATTAGTTTGTGATTGTAATAAGTCTAACAATAAAATGAATAATTTACCGAAGAAGAAGCCAAATAAGGCTCAGAGGGCGATTAAGAAAATTGAGAAAGTTGTCAAAGTTGCAGAGCGAGGAGGGAAAGTAATTAAAGCTGGTTTGCAAGTTGCAAAACAGCCCTACAACCCTTTGTCCTACGTGAATTTGTTCAAAACCATAAAAGGAAAAGGAAAGTATACAGTTAGAAGTAACAGTATAGCTAAGCAAAGTACTTATGGTGATGAGTTACAACTTCCTGAGTTTCAGCGAGAAGGACCTGGGTTCAGAATTAAACATTCTGAATTTCTTACGGATGTAATTAGTTCACCAACTAATGGCGCGTTCACTGTTAATGCTTATAACATTAATCCTGGACTTCTTCAAACTTTCCCTTGGCTTAATAAGATTGGGAGAGCTTTCGATCAATACACATTACATGGTATTGCATTCGGATTTAAATCTACAAGTTCTATGTATAACGGGCAGAATCAGGCTCTTGGTTCAGTCGTTATGGCTACGGAATATAATTTATATGATAACGCTCCGTTATCAAAATATGAGATGGAGACTTGGGAGTTCTGTGTTAGTGGAGCTCCGGATGTCTCATATTTGCATCCAATTGAATGCGATCCTATTGAGACTGCTCATAGGATTAAATTATGTAGAGCTGCGGGTACAAATTTACCTTCGTACCTTGGAACAACAGCACCCATAACTGATTTTGATCATGGAATCTTTTATATGGCCACTCAAGGAGTTTATGCTAACGGCACAGTTGGCACAACCCTGGGTGAGTTATGGGTAACTTATGATATTGAATTCTTTAAACCTCAAGCTGTGATAGGACCTAATCTGTATATGAATACAGGTTTGGTGACGTCTAACCTTGGCACTTATTTCTTTTCCACAAACCCCACACCATTGAGTGATTCGACATTTTCTGTCACGTTTGCGTCTACGACAATAACGTTTCCAGCATATTTGTTTAATCAATGCTTTTTGGTTAATTGTTTGTGGGATGGAACTGGTGCTAGCGTTAGTAATCCTACAATTGGTTATACTACCAATTGTAAGGTTGGTCCTGTCTCGGCTTTTGGTTCTGTTAGTGGAACGCAAGCTAGTTATAATTGGAATTTCAGTGTGTTATTAACTGGACCTAATGCGGTGATAACGTTGTCAGGGGGAACCCTGCCTTCCGCTGCAAGTGCTACCCAGATTATAATGACTGAAATACCAACTAGTTAACAACTTGCTACCACAACTGCACAAAATTCATTTGCGTCGTATTTGGCGTCGGCTAGTGTTATTTTCCTTGAAAATCCTGAGGGTATTGGTTACGGAACTTGGACAAACAATATAAGTTTGGTAAGTGCTAGTAATATAACTGTTACATATGAAAGTGTGGATTATAATATAGCTTACGTAACCGCGCCCATTGGGGCAATTTTGTTAGTGCAGTTGATGTATAGTTATAGTGGTAATGGAATAACTAATAGTTATGGTACACTACTGTCTGCCGACAGTAGTTTTACTATAAGTAACTTTCTAGCTCAGATAAATGGTGATGACTCAGTATATCCTGGTGATGAAGAGCCAATCAACATTTATACTGTTGTGATAAATGTTGTTAGTGTTCCAGTCGTTTTGAGTATATCACCTAGTTTAACTATGTTTGGTTCAGGAACCTTGGATATATATTTCTTGGTAACAAGAGTGGGATAAGTTGTGGTAGCTTATCAATGCGTGCTCAAATCGCTAATAATTTGAGAGTTGAATGAAAACAACTTTAATAAATATTGTAGTTTCAATGCATTAGGCATTGAGTTAATGTCAAGGAATAGGAGTGGGAGAAACACTCAACCTATTTGGGGCTTAGGGACCCCCACATACCCCACCTGCTATGAAGTTAAAAGAAGGCTTTAACGAGAGACGTAAATGAAGAATTTACGTTTTCTTTTATGATACCGGCGAAGATCGATAGCGATTGGTTACGACCATCTCAACACGTTCTCTGATTGAGTTTAATCGTTTCGACGTATCGGTGTATAATTTATGTTAATTCTCTACCAATTCTTTT